GTCACTCATCAATTTGTTATTTCTAATTCTACTTTCCTTTTCAGTATAATCATCATTTAATCTTGTCATCATGTTAATACTAAAAGCATCTTTTTGGTTCTGAAAACTCATAAGTATATATATTACTAGATATATATTTTTACTGTTTGAAAAAAGATTCAGGGACTTTTATTTCATCAATCTTATATTCACACAATGGACATCCAACACTATAATATATCTTCTTATCATTCACATCATACCACCCATAAATAGTTATTGGGTTATTACATAATTCACATCTATCAAGCAATCTATTCTTATCATTATTATTCAATGAATTCATAAAAACATCATAATCAGTAATTTGTAATAAAATATTACCATAAATACAATAACTAGGATACTTATTAATCCGTAATCCTTTTGGAGATGTAATAAAATTATCATTAAAAACTTTTATAAATCCATATTTCCTACCATTTTTTTCCAATTCAATTTTAATCATTTGATAATAATTTAATCAAAATTTTAAGTAAAAATCTAAAACTGTTTTGGGACATATTTATATACATCATTGGTATCTTTAACTGGGGAATAAATAGGTGCACAATAAAGTGTTCTCTCTTTACAAGTCGGTCCAGTATTGTAGCACCATTTAGCGAAAGCAGTTTGGTCATTTGGCATAGTTGTTGCAGGCATTGTGTAATATTGTCTTTGAGAATTATTCTTGCCGTAAAGATCACTTACATCTCTATATAAATTGTGATTGAATTTGTTTTCAATTTCTTTCTTAACTTTTTTAGAATCCCAACTATCACAAGCTTTTGATCTATCTCTCTTATCAGTAATAATATTGAAGTTCATCATAGGATTATCTGTTGTTGGTTTTGTACAAGGTTTTTCTAAAAGTTCTCTTTTATTATCTTTATTTTGGTCACTATCATATGAATTGAAGTATAATTCCAAACTATTTCTCTGAGTTTTGTAAATAAAGAATGTTCCTAAAAATGCAATAAGTGTGATGTACAAGTACAAATAGTTTTTCAATAATACTGACAAAACAATCCCTAAATAAATTCCTAATCTTGTCAAAGCATTCAACTTCTCTATCATTGTCATCTGATAATTCGGAAAGAATTCAATCAATCTATTTGGTTGGTATAAAACAGTAAAATCATCAAACCAAAATTTGTCACTATCTATATCTTTATTTTTTGGGTTAACAATATTATTGTTGTCCATAACTATAATTATATAAAAGATAAAAACAAAGAGAGAGTGCCTCTCTCTTTTAAACTCTACGCTCCGACTCCCACTTCGTGGGATCGGGTCAAATTGGTTATAAAATTTTTATGTTTTTATAACCAATCAATAACCAACCAATAACCAATTTGTACCGTGCGAAGCACAAGCGTACAAAAGGGAGGTGTAATCTCTCTTTACTTTGAACCTCCTCCTCCGAAGAGGTTGCCAAGATTTCCTCCGAACATTTTACTTAAACCTCCCATGGATTTTGCAATGTTTTCAACATCTTTCTGAAGTGCCTCTTTTGGAAAAGAGCCATCACTCATTTTCTGTCCGAGTTTGCCTAAAACCTTTCCAATGGTATCGCCCATGCCACTGCCATCGGGTTTGCCTCCTTGTAACATACTGGCCATGGATTGCATAACCTTCTGTGGATCATTTAATCCCTCCATATCACCTTCATTCAACTCGTCCTTTAATTCATCCTGTAACTCCTTTGCCATCTTGAAAATTGTTGAATTCTCTAAGAAATCCTTTCCAGGCAACATGTTTCCAAAACATGAAAAGAAATCTCCTCCAGATTCCTCCTCATTTTCTTCCTCTTCCTCATCATCAGATGAAACCTCCTCTTCCTGAACATATCCCTCCAAAATCTCCCTAAAGTTCACCATTGTATCCTTATATCTCAAATACTTACTAGATTGACTATAGTTTTCATCAACAAAATCTCTCAATTCATCCAAGAAATTATGTCCACCTCCTTGCTCATTCTCATCTGGTCCAGAAGAGTAGAAAACCCTATAGATATCAAGTAATTCCTCGAAAATTTCATTAATCTCCTGATTACGACTAACTTTATTCTTCTTTGGTGGATTTCTCAAAGATGAAAGAACATATCTTAACATATTACCTTGGCACAAATATGTAGCATTACTGTTTTCCTTCTTGTTCTTCTTATTCTTTCCTTTTCCTTTCAAAACATACGGTTTCTCAGTCAAGAAATAATCAACATTTTTATCAACAACATCTCCCATAATATGGAGGAATCTTTGAACAAAATATCTAAAAATAGATTCATAACTTCCGTTGTTAACAAATCTGTTCATATTCTTCTCATAATTTCTTAAATGTTTCTCCTGATCAACTCCAGCAGCTTTAATGTGTTTGAGCACATTCTGCATAAAAGTTACATATTTTGATGCAACTGCCTTCTTAACTTCCTCAAAATTATTATAAGTAACAACTTGAGTTTCATTTGAAGTAGATACTAATTCTTTACTATCACTCATGGTATATTAAATGTATTAAATTATTTTTTAATATATTTACGCAAAATTTTATTTAAGATAAATTAATTTTCCTTCAGGGATTGTTCAATCAAAAGTTTGACATGTTTTTCAGCCAAAATTACTAAGATTTTGAATCTCTTCCAAATAATCTCTTTTTGTTCATCACTAAGATTTGCCCACTCCTCCTTCAAATCAAGTGAATATTGATACATATTTTTATATTTCTCCTCTTGTAATTTCTCTTGACCACCTCCATCTAAAAAATACTGATCATCCCTATTCAAAATCTTATCCTTATGTGGCAAAACAAATTTTATAAAAGCATTAATAACTTTAGCACTATTGGTCTTCTTTGCAATCCAAAACTTTTCACTAAACATCTTGATATTCGTATTATTTGGGATCTCCCTCAACAAATAATCAATCAAATTTTCACTCTGTTCCAAAAACATAGATTTAGCGGTTTTACTTCCTGACATACTATTATGATAAATTTAAATATTTTTTTAAATCAAAATGACCACAGTAATTTTCGTATACATTAAACAAAGGTTACATTAGACAAAGGTTACACCTTTTGTCTACACCTTTTGTCTACACCTTTTGTCTAAAGAATCAAAGTATAACATGTAAAAGCGTGATGACTTTCACAAACAAATAAAGTTTCATCACACTCCTCAATAGCGGTAGCAATAACTCCTCTAATTGTTTTAACATCTCCATAAAAATCATAAACATTCGTCGGATAACCAGCTTTTGTTAATTGCCTCTTCATAATCTGACCTCCAAAAAGATCAGCCATATATCTCACATAAGCATGAGCACAAATAACTGTTTTATTATCCTTCATTGACTCCAAATAATTCAAATACATATTAGTCTCATCTTTCACTTCACTCCTCTTCACCATATGAGTACTCTCTATCTCCTCTATATCTTCCAAACACTTGCTATACAATGATATCCATCCAAAAGTTTTAAAAATATCATTTTCTTCAAAAAACTTATAAATTTGTTCAAGTTGATTCAAATAATCAACATACTCCTTTGGTGTAACAGTTTTATCCATAATTTTAATCATAATTGGTGACTTTTCTACATATTTGTGAATATCTTTTGTTATATTTTTAGCTTTTTCTCTAATCATTATTTATTTTTTGGTGGATATTTTTTTATATTATAAAACTTAAAGATATTATTTGATTTTTAGATAAAATGATATTAAATTTATTTTTAGGATTATGTGGTACTTATGGTGCTACTTTTTGTTTTGTTTATTATTTGGAAAATATGGCATTATATAATTACAATTGTGTGGAAAAACAATATTTGGAGATTATACAAACACATAATTACTGTACATGCCAAAGATTAGGTACTAGGGTTTGTAATACTTGGAAAAAAATAAGAGCACTTGATAAACAAATAAAAGAACAAAAAAAAAGATATCAAAGATTTGGAAAATGGTTAAATAGATTAACTTTTGGTCTAATTACTCACCCAACAGGTTTTTGAACATTTTATTTATTTTTTCTCTATCTATCTTAGTTTCCTCTTTCTTTTTCTTTATCCTTTCTTTCACTTCACTGTTAGAACAAAACATTTTGAAGGCGTTTGTTAAATCTTCTTGAATGATTTTTTTCCTATAACATGGTAAACATCCAAAAACTCTCTTTGCATGTGCCTTTTTTGTAAAAGCCCATAGAGTTTCAATATCTCCTCCAGAATATTTAAAATATTTTTTCCTCTTTTTGAAAAAAACAGGATCCAAACTATTCTCTAAAACTTGCCAACCATCATCCTTAACCTTCTTTCTGTAAATTAGTTCCAATTGTTTTGCAGTGTAATTTTTAATCGTAAATCTATAAGGAAATCTCCTGAAGAGCCCCTTATTATGTGAAAAAAGTTTTTCCTTGATATCTTCAGCATATCCTGCTAAAATAACAACTGTGTTACCTTTTTCCTCTGTTAACATTGATGTCAACATATCAATGAAAATTTGTGAATATGAAGATCCACCACCCTGTCCAACATTTTTTTCATAACCCATTGAATAAGCCTCATCTATAAAAATAACTCCACCTTTTGCTTTAGAGAAAAGAGCTTTGGTTTTCTCCTCTGTTTGTCCCAAATAACGTCCCATACAATCTTCCCTAGCAATTTGTGTAAACTTGTTTTGCTTAACAACACCCATCTTGTAATAAAGTTTCGACAAAATCTTAGCCACCTCTGTTTTACCACAACCTGGATCACCCTCAATAATTGAATGCATCATGTGTTTGTTCTGATCACTCTTTGTGAAATCTTGGAAATAAAAATAAAAAAGATCGAGAATATTTTGTTTGATACTTTTCATACCAATCATTGAATTCAATTCTTTCAACTCTGGTACACATCTATTCAGAAGCTTCAAATTAATAACATATTTGACTGGAGAATCCTCATTATAGGATTCTCCTAACTTGATTAAATCATCAAGATTATTAATTTTTATTTGTAAAGGTTTCAATGTACTTTCATCCACATTATCAAAATAATCATTTTTGAATGTTTTACTAGTATTGGAGAAGTTCTCAACTTTTTTTGATGATTCTTTTTCCTTGCCTGAATCTTTAAAAAAAAAATCTAGAATAGTTGGTAATATTGATATAATAACAGTGATTAAAGATATTAAAAATTTTGAGTTATCCACACACCACTGGAGAAATTTACTCATTACTATTCATAATCAATAAATTTGTAAAATATATTAAACTAAAGAAAGTGTATGTCTTCATAAATAATGTAGAAATAAATATTATTTTTATTGTCTACTAATTGGTCTTGGAATATCACCTCTTCTCTGTGCCATTAATCTTTCAAAATCTCGTTCAGCTTTTGATTTCTGCATATTTGAATTTGAACTTTGACCACCGTGGAAACCTCCTCCACTGCTTATTCCACTAAAACCTCCTTGATGAGACATTGAATTAAATCCACCCATTCCTTGAGGTTGTTGTTGTTGTTGTTGTGGCTGACTTTGTTGTTGACCTCCACCAACTGGATCTGCATTTGGAGTATAAATTCTTTGATCAGTTTGCCCAACAAATGCAAAATCTTTGTTCATACCACCACTATTCTCCAAGGAGGAAAAGTTATCGGAAAAACCACTCATAGCAGATGGATCCCAATCTCCTATAGAACCTGAGCCTTGACCACTACTTTGCTGCTGAACTTGTTGTGTTTTATCTCTGATCCAATGAGAAGCATCTGGTTCAAATAAAACATTTGTTACTCCATTTTCTGTTATGATGAATGCTGGGATATGAGTAATTATTTTTGGTATTTTTAATCGTTTATCATTTACATTAATTAGATGGAATTGTTTGTATAAATCATAATGTTTAATTAATTTTTCTTGTAGTTGTTTACTAGCTTCAACATAATTGCTATAAAAAAAAATATATTCACCACTCATTTTTTATTAAATAAGATACATTTTTGGAATTCAATAATTACGCATCATGAAAATTTAATATAAAAAATGAAAAAAATGAAAAAAACTTTTTATATTTAAAATCTTGTAATATTTTATATTAATATAATGAGTTACATTGCTAATATTGAAAAAAAAGGTGATGACGTTACATTCCAAATTCAAAACCGTAAAGAAAACGAAATTCCTATTCAAGTCAGTTTAGTAAACGCCCTAAGAAGAACTATTCTAACAGATATTCCAATTGTAAGTATTTCAGAATTGAAAACACAGTTTCCTACTAATACTTCCATGCTTAATAACGGAATTCTAAGTCACAGAATGAGTTTGATGTCAATCATCAATTCACAACTTGTTCGTAACAATTATGAAAATATCAGCATTAATCTTAATCAAGCAAACAAAGGTGATGATATGGTTACATATTATTTAAAAGATTGTGAAGTTACCAGTGGTAATCAAAAAATAGATAATGACAAGATTTTCAAATTTCCTAATACTCCTATTGGTAACGTCAAACACGGACAAACAGTTGTAATGAATGCAAAACTTGACAAATCAACTGTTAGGGAATCAAACAGTGGAGCATTTTGTCCAGTCGGAACTTGTGTTTACTACTTTGACTATGAGAAAGATAATCCAGATGATGATAAAGAAAGATTTTATTTAAGGGATGATAAAGGTAATCCATTAATCTATAATTTCTCTATTGAATCTTCTGGACAGCTTGATCCAGTAGAGATTTTCGAAGAAGGAATTGAGACTCTTATTGGAAAGCTTAATGCTATCAAACAAGATTTAGTTGATAAAAACGGTATGAAAGTTGTTATGGAAAAATCACCAACTATCATGAAAGCTGTTGATCTAAGAATTTCCGATGAAAATGACACAATTGGTAACCTTATTGTCCAATATATGCCATTTGTTGAAAAAGTTGATTATAGAGCTTACGATATTGTCCATCCACTTGTTAACACACTTATTCTCCGTGTTGCACATGGAGATAACTCATTCGAAGAAGTCAGTGATATTGTTGTAAGAACAATCGATTTCCTTACCAATTTTCTTGGTAAATTACGTGATGAATGGGCTAAAAAAAATTGATTTTATAATTTAATAAATATTTATTACTGACTTGGTGATTATGTCTGATGGAACAAAAAGTCAATGTATTTTAAATTGTAAAGATAATATTTCGAGTCGAAATATAATCGATTATGGTAATAGTTTATGGGATTTCATTTATTGTTGCACTCAACGCATCACAATATTTTATTTTATTTATTCTATTTATTTATTTTTCGAATGTGTGGTAATAATCGGATGTTTTTTATCAAATGATATTAATTATTTTGAAAATATATCAATTTCAGGAAATATATATGTATCTATATTCGTAGGTGGATTTTTTAGTTGTATGTTGTTGTTTTCAAATGAAAATAATGGATGCAATTTTTACACAATCCCAACAATCATCACACATCTTATGACGAGATTTTGGTCTTTTGTTAATTTGTGTTATTTTTTAAACAACGATTTTGTTGAAAATAATACAAAAAGTATTTATGATATTGACGATAACTATGTAATTAAAAATATCTATATTTTATCGTCACTTCTGTTCTGGTCTTTCATAACCATATTTATCATTTGGGGACTATACATCTGGACATCCAAAACATGTGCCAAAGTAACAAAACTCGAAAATGAGATAAAAAATATGAAGAGAAATGAAATTGTAGAGACTTAAAATCGGTTGGACCAACTTTCTATTACAGGGTAACCCCTTTACCGTCTCGCTCTTAAAGCAAATGAGTAAAATTGGTTAGAATCGGTTGGACCAGCTTTCTATTGTTGGTGTACTTGTTGTGCTTGCTGTGCTTGTTGTTTCGTTGGAAAGATACATTTTATACATACCATAACCAATGAATAATCCGACGACTATTATAAATGGAGTCCTAAAAAGAAAGGACAAAACACTAAAGAATACGAATGAAACAATGATTCCAACAACTAAGAAAATGATTAGTTTTGATGAATATAATTGAACAGCATAATCTTTTGCAGTTGATAATGAATCAGAATATTGACCAGTGAAATTAGTGTAGTAATCTTTAACCTTCAAAAAAGTATTTATAATATTATTTACCATTACTTATTATAAAATAATATATATTTTTATATTATTTTTTGTTTAATATTATTATTATTATTTGATAATAATAATATTGTTTTTATTGTTTATTGTTTTTATTGTTTATTGTTTATTGTGGTTGTATGTTGTTGTAGAGTTGGTAGTTTGGCATGATATATTCGTTTTTGCCTCTGTTCATAACTTTTTTGTAATATTCTTCATAATCTTTTGATGGAACGAATGGTTTTCCATCATTACAGAAAGTTTCTGCACTGGATGTGATTTTAACGTATAAAGTTCCTACAATTGCTACAAATGAAACGAAATAGAAAATCTTGTGGGAAATGTTTACATTGGCGGAGAGGATTGTTAAAAGATTGATGAATACAAAGAGAAGGAACAAAACGAGACTCAAGTATGGAATCTTGACATTGTTGGAATCCTCAATCTTGACAATTAGGATATAAACGAAAGCGATACATAAAATTAAATTACCAACAACAATAAGTGAATTGATGACGTCCATTATATAATATATCCACATTTTTTTTCAATACTTATTTAATGTTGTCGGATTACAGCTTGTTACCCAATCACAATTTGTATCATAATTACTATCTATTTTCACATGACAATTATCCCTATCCTTAAAATTCTCGTACAAATATTTCTGTAATTTACAACAAATAAGAAAAAACTTGTAGAATTGACTCCTTCCCCTACCATTGTTATTCTGTGAAAATAAATAAACAAATAAATCGTGTGCCTCAAAAATATCCAACTGTTGTCTCATCGATACCAATTCCCATTTTCTTCTCCATGTAATCGGAACCCTATATCCTGTACATTTATCATTATTAATATAATTATATGCTATTTGTAATTGAGTGTAAAATCTTATAATTTCCGTCAATAAATTTTGGTATTTACAAGCATCTGAACCACCACGTCTTGTACAAGGCTCGACATCATCTGAATCTTCCCAAGCTTCTGCGAATAATCTAATAATTGCACTTTCACTTTTTAGTCTTCCATTAGTATTCATAAAATCTTCTGGAATAATACCTGAGTCAAGATCAGTGATTACTGAAAAGTTATTTTTATTGAAATAAACATTATTTGCAAATTTCCAATAGACGGATTTATTAACATATTTCTTATTAAAAGGTGCATATCTATCAGACATCATCTCTATATACTATCTATTTATAAAAAAATAAAGAACTAAATTAAAAGAGTGCTTTGCATTTTCTTGTTGAAGCCCGTAGAATCTTAATTTAATGTTCTTCATCTTCATCTTCATCTTCATCATCCGTGTAAATGTTGTAAAGATCTTTAATATTCTCAAGATTCACATTCCGATTATCAGGCTCTTTCGCAAGCTTTTTAGATTCTTCCCTATCCTTTCGAGTTTCAAGCAAAAACTCAAGATAATCATCTGTACAATAATAGTCATAGTCATCAAGATAAAGTTGACGTTTACGTCTGTAATCATCAATATCCAAAAGAATTGCCTCAATCTGTTTCTTAATCAAATGCTCATCTTTTTTGGACAAATAAAGATAAGTATCCCATTCAACTATACACTTTAGATTTCCACCAGATTCTTCATTAAAAAAACTAACATCGATGGGAATCCTATCTTGATATTTTATCGTAATATCCATATTTTTGTTCATGTCAAAATGAACAAGAAAACCCTTGTTATTTTCATCAAGATAAACAAAAATATCAATTTCACCATCATCACTCACTTGAGTATAGATATAATCAAAAGTAAAAGTCCGAGTCTCCAAACAATCATCTTCAACAAATTCTCTGTTTTCTCTTTCTTCTTCATACTTTTTCACCTCATCAGGAAACATTTCCTTCATAAAGTTGTAACTATCCCTAATGTCCTTTTCAGAATACTTGGGCGTCGTCAATGTCTCAAAATTAATTTTACTATGAACAAGAGTCATAGTAAACATCCAATAAAAAGATTTCCCCAAAATATAAAAATCAATTTTTAAAGAGAGAGTGCCTCTCAACTCGCTTTGCGAGTTGCACCGAAGCAAAGCGGCGGTGTCTCTTTTAAACCCTACAAAGGGAGAATGCCTCTCCCTTTTGAACCTTACGCTCCAGCTTCGCTGGGTCAAATTGGTTATAAAATATATAAAATATATAAATTTTTATAACCAATCAATAACCAATTTGTACCGTGGCGAAGCCACGAGCGTAAAGTTCATAAGAGAGATGCAATCTCTCTTAGCAGAGTCCACAATTGATGATTTTACATGGTTGGGCAGGACGGTCATCGCTGTTGGTTTGGACATTGTTTAATCTTTCAATAACGTCGTAACCCTTCTTTACGATTCCGAATACAACATGTTTTCCATCTAAGTGTGGTGCTGGTTCTGTACAAATAAAGAATTGAGATCCGTTTGTATTTGGTCCAGCGTTAGCCATGGAAAGGATTCCAGGTTGATTGTGTTTGAGTTCAAAAGACTCATCCTCAAATTTATTACCGTATATTGAATAACCACCTGTTCCATCATGATTTGTGAAATCACCACCCTGAATCATGAAATCTTTAATAATTCTATGGAACGTTGTTCCTTTATATGGTGCATCTTCTCCTCTGTTAAATCCTTTGGAACACAAAACCCTGAAATTCTCACAGGTTCTCGGCACTACATCATCTATCAACTCAAAAACAATTTTTCCTACGTAATCGTCTCCTATCTGAATTTCGAAAAAGGGATCATTTCCACTTGTATCTTCAAAACTGGCTACGTTATCAGGTGTTTTAGAAGTGTCATCATCTGGAGAATCTTTATAATTTTCATCTATTAATTCATCTTCTACATCTTCTAAAGATTTATTACTTCCTACACTTCCAGCAATTCTTTTCTTTTTTGGAGTACCTTTTAAAAGATCAAATGGAGATTTTCCAGTGAAATGCTTGTATAAGAAAAACCCAACAAATGCAATAACAATTATAACTAATCCAATTACTATATTCCTCGTAGTAAATAACGTCATATTTAAAATAAAATAACAAAATCTTTAAATAAATGCAACGAACATTTTGGAAAATGCGAGTTAGAACATTCGCTTAAAAATAGTTTATTCATAATGGTTATCTTATGAGTAAAAAGAGAAAAATACCATCTGTGGCGACTAAATCTTTTGAAATTTATTATGATAATGATTATAAGGCTTATATTATTGATTATTATAAAAGGGATAATTTGCCATTAAATGGGTGGATAAAACCTTGTATAAATTGTGAGAATTTCAGTTCACAACATATTATTTATAGATATGATAGTAGGATAAAAATTTTGATAAGTTTTTGTAAAGTTTGTAGAAAATATTATTCAGATAAAGTTGATAAAGTAGTAGAGGAATTAATTGATAAAGTGGAAAATAGGATTATTCTTAATAAGAGGAAAAGAATATTTTTATTTTAATCTTTATTATAATATTAATGAGTTTAACTCCATTTAAAAAAAAGTTCAATAATTTTTCTGGTAATACTGGTTGGGCTAAAAAGACAATAATTTTTAAAAATAGGAGAAATAACAATACCAATGAAGTGTGTGAAATACCAATAAATATTGGAGAACCAAAATTTAGAACATTACAAATTCTTGATCTTTCTAATTCAAGAATAACTGGAAAAATACCACGAGAAATTAGAAATTTAATTGAGTTAACAACCTTGGATCTTAGCGGAAACTTAATTGGTGGAAAAATTCCAGAAGATATTGGAAACTTGGTCAAATTAGAAAGATTGTTTTTACAGGATAATAGATTGGAGGGTGAAATTCCACCAATGATTGAAAACTTGGTTAATTTAATAACTGTTGATCTTAGTGGAAATCTGATTAAAGGAGTAATTCCAGATGGGATAGGTCGGTTAACTAAATTGAAAGAATTATTTTTACAAAATAATAGATTAAAAGGCAGAATTCCACTTGTAATTGGTGATTTAGATGAATTAGAAAAATTTGATATAAATGAAAATAATATTGAAGTTATTTACAATGAGGATACAAAAAAGATAATTCGTGATTTCAATTTATATGATGGAATAGAAGATCTCACTATTAGAATGAATGCTTATATTGAAACTGGTAGATTAGGTGATTTGTTAAGAAATGAAAGAGTAAGAGCAAGTATTGGTGCTAGAAGAATTAGTAATTTTTTAGCTGGGCTAAGGGCATATCAATCTAGGTCATATCCTCAAATAGCTGCTACTTTGGAATCTGGTAGAAATGTATATTATATCAGTGCACATGGTGATATATCTAATAAACAGCTTTTGATTGTTCCTAAAAATATGTCTATTATTTTGACAACAACACCAACTTATTTTACTCGGACATTGCCGAATACAACTTTGACAATCAATGTTAATATGGATTATTTGGAATATTTACTTCCAGGAATATCATACAGATGATTAAATTCGCAAAATTCACAAATTAATGTAAATCTACTTTTAGCGAATTTCTTTGTTTAAAGACTCTCATCTAAGCCTATATTTTTTAAGTAAATGTTTCTTGCTCCATTTACGTCTCTATCTATCTCCAAATGGCATTTTGAACATTTATAACTTTTTGAGCTTCCTAGTTTCTTATTTATATTGCCACATCTGCCACATGTTTTCGATGTGTAACTCTCATTTACTATATGAAGCTTTCTTTGCCACTTTAAACACTGATATTTCAATTTCATTTTAAATTGATAGTGTGACAAACTATTAAATATTCTATTTACCTTTCTACTCAACTTTCTCTTGGAGATTATTTTTTTGAGTTCCAAAATCTGGAAGTAAAATTACATAATAATTTTTTACCAAATTATTACTTAACTTCCATTGAAAATCATTTACTATGTTTTTAATTTTGGTTCTCAATTTAAAACACCGCAAATACATATTGCTTTTTGTTCTATCTGATGTACATTTTGATCTTAAAGATTTTAACTTATCTATTTTCTTATGAAGAATTTCCAACTTTGTTCCTAATCCATCTCCAAATTTATTTATTATTCCATCTGGAGAATACATTGTTTGAAAAGTTCTTACACCTGGATCTAAACCACAACTGGAATATTTCGCTGATTCATATTTTTTATCCTTTTCCTTTGGTATTAACAAATACCAATTATTAACATCTCTTAATATTCTACAATCACTTTTAGGAAAGTAATCATAATATTTCTTATATTTCTTCCTGACATAAAGTTTAGATTTGTTGGAAACAATTTTCTTCCTCTTTTTCTTACCCTTTTTAGTTTTAACGGTGATATTTCTTTTAAATTTAAGTCTTTGTTTAAAAATTTCTAAATTTTTAATGGCATTTTTATCAACATGAAAAACTTGTTTTGGATTCTTTTTGGTTCTCATTTCCATGTTAAAATGTTTAATATGACCATTTCTCTTATTGGAAATAGCAGATTTAATATTACCTATTAGCTCCTTAATAACTAATTGTCTGGTATCATAAGGTGTATCTTTAATCCATGACTCCTTATCATCTAAATCCTTATCATCTAAATCTTTATCGCTTTTCATTAACAAGGGTCTGAGTTTAGGCAAAGACAAAGGGAAATTAAGTTTTAATTTAGATTTGACATGTTTTGAACAATGAAAATTATTGTAAAGTTCATTACCACATTTTAAACAACCATTTGTAGAAGCAAGATCGTTTAATCTTTTCCACTCATCTCTTAATTTTTTAATACCTTCGTTGTAAATAAATCTGGAACACCCAAAACATTTTTCAAAAAGAATTTTTTGATATTTATTAGGATAAAATCTAATTTTTCTACAATATCTATAATTATAGGTATTTAGTCTATCTAAATTATAATGTTTATCAGTAATTTTTTGAGAAACTTGATTGGAAATAGTTTTGTCATAATTTGGTAACCAAAGTTTATCCGAAAGTGATTTTATCTTACTGTTCCAAAAAGGTTTAATATCATTATGATTTATGGTAGAATAGTGTAATTGATTAATAAATTTAGAATTCTTGGAATAAAATAATAAGGTTTTATAAAAAGAATTAAATTTTAATTTAAGTGTACCATTATAAATAAGTTTATAAATATAATTAATATCATTAATAATGTTATTAAATATTAAAAAAACATCAGAACTCATATAAAATATATGTATATAATCTTTAAATAAGAATTAGTGATGTTAAACGTATAGTAAATTATGATTTGCGAATTTTGCGAATTTCTTCGACAGTGTTGGATATGACAAAGGTGTAGAACTTAGGAAAGGTAAAAAGAATCAATTAAGATTTTTTAGATCAGGTGATTTTATAAGAAATATTAAATTTAATTTTATGGGAAGATATCCAAGTTCTAAAAATCATATTTATAATTCTGGTGTATATAATTTTGCTGAAAAACGTAATGTATCCAGATCAAAAAAAATCAGAAATGGTAGTCCAAAACTAAATCACCACATGAGACTTACCGAAAATGAAACTGCATTAGGTTGGGAAATAACAAATAGGCCAGCTTTACTTTCTGATATTATACAAAAATTTAGAGGTAGAGATGACCAACATTTTGTTTTAATTGTTACGTCATGTTTAGCCCATGATCAAAGACATGGACCATTTCAATCTTTTTTTGGTCACCCTGCCTTAGAAAAATTTGATTGTGCTATAGGTTCACTTTCAAAATCAAGAATGACAAGTAGGAGAATACAGAATCTTTCATCAACACATATGGTATCTCATGATCAACCTGTTTGTTCTGAAGAGATTTTGACAAAGTTGAAAGAAATTGAATCTGAAACTAATAATCAAAATTTAAAAACAAAAATTCCAAGAATAATTGGTTATCTTGAAAGACAACAAGAAAATTATAGAATTATCCAAAGATCAGATATTGAAAAAATATTGAATCTTTTTGCTCAATTTTACAAAATAAGTGGTGGAGGACGTCGTTACATAAATATTAAAAATCATGGAAAAAGAAAAATAAGATATTACAAAAACGGAAATCCATACATAATCATCAAAGGCAAAAAGAAAAAGATTTAGTACAATTGATAAATCAATTTAAAAAACAGGTTTACATTAAATATGATATGACACATTGTGCGGGAGTAATTTTATTTGGATATGATAGTAAGATTAGAATATACGTTCCTTTGGTTAGAACACCTAGAGGAAATTGGTCTTTTCCAAAGGGAAATTTGAAAAAGGATGAAACAATTTTTGAGGGAGGTTACCGTGAATTATTTGAAGAAACAGGTATAGAAAAAGATGATTTTGATGTCATTGATGATGGTGATATTCATATTGAGATGAGTGATAAGGGAAATCCTGCAACTTCTTATTTTGTTGGTGAATATAAACATAAGATTAATCCTTCTAAATTGGAGTTGACACCTTGTGATCCAGACGAGCTTTCATTAGCTCAATGGGTTCCTTATGATGACATAATAAATTGGGACGAAGAGAAAATGGGAGGCAGAATCAAACAGAGAAGAATTAATATTCTCACTTCGCTCGTTGATCGACTCTTGAAACTTTGTTAATAAAATTATCATAAATTTTTTTTATTAAATCTTTATTATCCATTGAGGTTATTGAGTGGGCAACATATTTATATTTTGTGTAAAAATTGTGTGGTAAATGAAGTTGTGTATGAATAGATGTTGATGATGATTCAACTTCTAGAAATAAAATTGGAACACTATTGTGTGGGCAATTGTTGTAAATTTCGTTTAACCAAACGTCTTTTATTTTTTTAATGTCTTTTGTTTTGAATATGATTATAATTCCTTTTGTATCTTTGAAGAAAGTTTCATTGCTTTCTTGTAAGTATTTTAGTTTGTTCTTGTAAACTAGAGCTAGTTGACCATTAATAGTGTATGACCAATGATCATTATTTTTTATATATTGAAAATCTTTATTGTCAATATATAATTCAGTTAGATACTCAATAAGCAAATCATCGAATCCTAATATATTTATTTTAATAGTATCCATATAAATATATTTCACATTATTTTTTTATATTAGGCAGGTCCACTGTATGGCAATAATCTATCTGTGACTCCTGAACTATTTCTCAAATACATACAGTACAACATCTTCATCTCTTTTCCAGTCAATGTTGCTTTGTAACTTCTTCCGTTCTGACTAAAATATTTTGGAACAGTGAAGACTTTGCAGTAATCCTTATGTTTGGCGTAATCATAAATTGATCTCTTCAAAGCAGAAAGCAAGTTGACAAAGAAATCGGAGTGTCTAACATAATATCTCAAGATTCTTTCATTTCTAGTAAGACCAACAACTCCTCCTCTCATACAATCTGGGTTGGAATTGTTACTGAAATTGTTACATCCCCATAAAGTTGGCAATCCACCAATAACTCTGGTGAGATATGTTCTTGTTCCCAAGTTGTTGTTGGTAACAGTGCATTCTTGGTTAAGGTAGAGTGTAAGTTTTCCATTACCACCTGTGATGCTACTCATGTTGATACTGACACAGTAGTTTCTGCGTTGGTTGTAATATTTTCTGGCCATTTTGACTGCACCAGCGATTGTGTAAATAAGTCTGGAGTATTTAAGGGTTGTGAAGATTAATCTGGTCAATCTTCTTTTTTTGCCCATGTTGTTCCAAGTATTGCAATTTGGGTTATAATAATTGAGGTTTGTGTCTTCATCGCCACAGCATGAATTATTCTGTCTTGTGAAAGAATCGCACTGTGGGAAAGTGCTTTCATCAAAATTAGTATCTATTTTGAGACTCATCTATAATAATAGAAACATTTTTTTTATTATTCATAATTCCAAAATACAGGAATAGGAAAGTGAAAATTATTTTTCTGACGAACTGAAATGCTTTCA